TATTGCGATGATTTATCTGTCCCGGACTGGGACGTGTCGAATGAGCATAGCGTGTGCGGTGAGGACGGGCAGATCTATGTTGTGAGGCCATGTGTGCGATAGGCATGTAATATCTCCTGTAAGTTGATATAATACCTTATTGTATCAGATACTACTGCAAAATTACCGGATGGTTGATGGGTAGACGATTTACAGAAGAAAAGCTTGTTGTCCTGCAGGGCATGGCAAGTGCCGAAGAATATGCGCTTCTGCTTGAAGCAGATGACCCCGTTCTATGGTCTGAGAAATACTTGTTTCATCCTGATAATGGAGAACATCCGTTCACGGTAAAGTCCGCATTTTATTCGCTGCTCCGTGACCCGGTTAAGAACAGGGCCGTTCGTACCGGTAGACAGATGGGGAAAACCGTACATCTCGATATCGATATCATGCATACGGCAATATATAACAGTAATGCGGTAATCCTCGTATTTGTCCCCGAGAAAAAGAACATGAACCGTATGACTGAGATCATGGCAAACATGCTCAGGCAATCAATACTGTATTCCAGTTTCACTATGAAAAAGCGGAGTAAGTCTGAAGGGGTCGAAGCCGACTATGATTACGAAATCAGGTGTCCGAACAACTCGGTTATACGATTCTTTTTCATGAGTAATAATCCGGATAAAGCCAGAGGTCAGCGGGCTACCCACATATATATCGATGAAGCCGAGTATCTTCCTGAGAAAGCATGGCCGGTTATTACCGGTATCGTAAAAGGAAACCCCAACATATCCATATGGGCGTCGTCAACACCAAGTGGTCTTGAAAATACCTGGTTCCGTAATTTCTGTGAAACCTGTGCACAGGAAAACTATGCTGATGGAAACGAATACCATCTACCGTCATGCCTTGATGATGACTGGCCGAATATCGAAAAGCGTCTTCGTTCAATTATATTTGACGAAGTAACATGGCAGCTTGAAGTCATGGCTGAATTTGTCGAAGCCAAGGGCGCCGTTTATAAAAAGGATCTCATTGATATTGCGGTCGAACGATCGGCAATGAATTCACAATACCTTTCATGCGGCGATTACACCGCAACACTTGATTACCGGTCGGGAAAGAAGATACTCGGAGTGGACTGGAACAATCCACAAAACGGGGTACGGCTCGTCGAGGTCGCGGAGGTATTTGGCCTGCCTGTTGTTGTTCGTAACGAGAAGATCGCGTACGAAGAATATACACAGACAAAATCAGTACAGCGTATCATTGAGCTGTATAAATCGAAAAAGTATGACAGGATTGCCGTTGATGCAGGATATGGCGAAACACAGATTGAAATGATTCATCGCGAATTGCTTGCAATGAACGTAGACCCGGGAACTGTGCTGGATGTTGTTGATTCCAATACCTATGATGAAACAGTCCTCGAATACGTTGATCCTAAAACACAGTTTCCGAAACGTGATGTTATTAAAACCAGGATGAAGGACAAGATTGTAGGTGAACTCGGCAAATTGATTGAGGACTGTCTCGTGTTCCCGAAAGAAGAGGATGAGACACCGAGTGGAATTGTAAAAGAAGTACGGAATTTCAGAAGGAAGGGGGCGGCCAGACAGGGTGGATTCATATACAGCGAGAACACCCATTCATTGTCCGCATTGCAGATCGCGGCACATAGCTGGTATAATATGAAACGTACTGATACCGAACCGGTTGCCTCGGCATCGAAAGTATTGGGTTCAGATCTTCGGGCAATCATTGCCGCGAAACCTGAATCGACTGTTATTATGCGGCACGGTGCGACATCGATATCAAGAAGAACACAAGGACTAATACATGGCTCGATCGGAAAAAGAACACGATCTCTTTTATAGACCGGCAATCGATAAACCGGAACGTATATCCCGGTTAGTTGATGCACCGAAAAACATTATCCAGGACAGGGCAAGGAGCGCAGATATTCCTGATCCCGATATACCTGATCCCTTCCTGGCATTGAAAAGTCAGTTTGCTGATTATGAACAGAAAGCACGGGAACTGAAAGACCGCGCATTGTTTATGCTGAATAAAACAATTGACGATATTGACGGATACTTTGGAGACGATCCCCCTGTATTACAGCGATACATAGAAGACCTCACCGGTATCCGTCTTACTGACAATGACGTACCGCTTTCAAAAACAGACCCGGCGTATACTCTGACTCCTGATATGATGCGGTGTATATTCCGTGTCGCGGGCTACAGTGACCCTTCCCAGCAGGACAGAATGGTAGCGGAAGCGGTTGCGGAGAACTGGGACGCACAGGCATTACAGGACTATGTTGATGCGAGTCTGAGTCCGAATTATTTTCAGAGCATTGTATACGGGGCAAAGCTTCTTATTACCACGCTCAAGATGAGTTATATCATTATGGTCCACTATACCGTTGGGTATTTCTGCGGATTCTTCAAAGGCAAAATGAAGATCGGCAAGAAGTGGGAGGTAAAAGGCGTTTCTTTCGGATTCGAATACGTACTCGGCGACATGATCGCGGGACTGTTTGGCAACATACAAAAGGTATTGCTGAGCGTTATCGGGTTCCGATGTGACGAAGAAAATGAAACACCGGCGAACTGTGATGCTGCAGACGGCGACATCGCGGCACTGAAACGGATGCCATGTTGTACTATGAAACCGGTATTCTTTTCTGAAAATGAATACGGGCAGAAAGTCTTTAATATGAGCAAGTGTTTTGAACGATGGGTCCGTGGTGATATTGATCCACCTGAACGGGCGGGCCGCGCAATCTGTAGTATGGCAAACGCGAACGATACATCAATAGCACCTACCGAAGAAGAGAAAGCGAAAGCGAAAGTCGTGACTGATGCACTTATGAGTAAACCCACGAGATATGGTGTTATGAATCCTGCAGATATAACACCATTGTCTTCAGCAATTGCCGCAGCAGATACCGGAGTTATGATTGCATCACAGGCGCAAAGCGCCCTCGACAGCGGAAGAAATTACGCATATCAGGGAAGACAAACCGCTCCATGGGACTGTTTCGGTTACACGCCGGAAGATGATAACCGTCAGCGTATTCTTCAATATCAGCAATCAGCAATGGGTACCGGTGATTTACCTATACTGGAACAGGGAAACTATCTTTTTGAATATCTCAAGGCAGCGGATTCCGCCCTGGCTTCGATTCTGCAAATGGTCGACCGTGTCGTAAGCTGTACCGCGAACCTTGCAAAATGGGGTTCATCGCGTCAGTTATGCTGTTTCATTTATCTCATGGTACTGATCGCAACCCTGGTATACCGTATGATAACCACCGGAGGAAAGTTCTGTGAAGAGCAGTTTGTAGAATGCCCGCATTGCGAAGGCCAGGGATGTCAGGTGTGCGGTGGAACCGGTCGTGTCAGTGAGTCGCAGGCATTTGCTGACTCAATACGGAACGAATTCAGATGGGCCGCGAATATGCGTGACACTGAAGCTATGAAAACGATAGTGGAACTTTTGACCCTGATAAAACAGATCATTGATATTTTCCGTAGAAAGATGTCGCGTACTGTTTTCCTCGCGGGTCTGAAACTCCCGCTTGGCGAAATGTGGGCCATGGTAAAGATGACTATTGCGAACGGGCTGTCTGAATTTCTCGATATACTGTTCGGTCCCCTTGATATGGTACTGGCCGGCATCAAAGGAGTTCCAGAAGTACGGCACATGATGAACAATGAATGTTTCGGATTCGATAAGTTCTTCAACTTTCTTTCATGCCTTCTCGGAAACCTGAAGTTCGGTTTGATCGGAGAGATTATGGATCTTTTTGATAATATCGAACTGAAAGACAAAGTCATTATTAACGACATCTATTTGTCACGGACCAGGCTTGCGTTTCTCGATTCCCTTTCTAAACTGCTTGGTAATATGATTAATCTGCTGGTGGGATTGCGCGATTGTTATGATCCCCAGATTCTTATCGATGCATTGCTGCAACAACAACAGACATCACAATACAATGACATTACTTCTTTTGCAAATCTTGCAGGAGATGCGGCGACGATACAACGGATTGATGAATGTAGCAGACCGTTAACTGATCAAAACCCGTTTTTCTCACAAGAAGAAGCTGCACATATTGACGCCATGCCGGGAAGTATTTCCTCGGCACTTGGCGGACTCGGATACGATCCACTTACTATCATGTCGCAGGAGCTGCAGGCGGATATTGCGATGACATCATTTATTGAAGAACATGATGAGGGCTGGATTGTACGCGATATCGGGGAAATGACCCGTATTATGGAAGACGCAACTGGTATAACAATGGCACAGACCAGGGAAAGTCTCCAGGTACTTGTGTCGATTCTCGAAGGTTCTAATGCAAATACGTGACATATTTTCATCACAGGCAAAGATGGAGAAGAAAATCGATACCATGATGCGTGGTGTTATAGATGAAAGGGTATCGGCTATCTTAAAATCTGAACAACTGTTTTCCGAAAACATGGGTGGTACTAATATCCCAATCAGTTCTGATAAATTGTTTGATTTCCAGACCAGGAGAACCCGCAAGTTCAAGAAATACCTTACTGAAAAACGGACCAGGACAAGTTCGGTATCGGTAAATAATGTCAGGGTTATCCGTTCTCCGTACCGGTATGACCGGATCGAAGCATACTATAACCGCGAATCATATTTTTCACGGTCAGTTACCCGTCAGTTCGAAACCATGATGAGAAACGGATACGGGTTTGTCACAGAAAACTCTGATCTAAAACCTATTGTGTTGAAAGAAATGAACCGTATGCAGTTATGGTCTGAGATTCCCATACATCAGACCATTGCAAAAATGGCGGAATCTTTACTCAAGAACGGTATCATAGTTACCGAGAAGATAAGGGGGACTGTTCCCAATCCATATAAGAAATCATTGTCTGATAACTATAAAGGCATAAAACGGTTTCGTATTGTAAATCCTACGATGATCGGATTATATGTCAATAAAGACAATGAGATTCTTGGTATCAATGACCGGTCACTGTCTGCCATTGCCAGGAAAAAGAAGATATCATTTCGTACAGGTTTCAATACGTACGGAATACCAATCAAAGATCTTGCAGTAGGATTCATCATAAACCCTGGTGATGACTTTTTCCCGCAGCCTCCATGTTTTCAAATGCTTGACGACATACTTACTCTTCGTTCCCTTGAAGAAACAGTTGAGCTGTTTGTGTATCAGTACGGCAGCCCGCTCCTGCATGCCAGGGTTGGTTCTGATACAATGCCTGCACGCGGCAATGAAGAAGTTGCTGAAGTCCATAACGCAATCGTTGCAATGGCGCCAAACGGGTTTGTCACAACGAACCACCGCGTTAATCTCAGTGTTATAAATGTTCAGAAAGGTATTGCCAATATTACTCCACACATCGAATACTTTAAAAACAGGGTACTGATCGGATCAGGATCTTCCCCGGTATCGATAGGGGAGGGCGATACAGCAAACAGGGCGACCAGTGAATCCATCGATGACGCATTGGCCGATCATTGCACCTATCTTGCGAATATTATTTGTGACATGTTTACATATAATATTATCCCCGACATTCTTACTTCCGCAGGAATACCGGAACAGGAACTCATTTCCCCATCCGGAGAAATGGCGATACGTATGGAGTTCAACGAAATGCGTCTCGACCGTCAGATTTCCCGGGAGAACCATATCATTAATCTATGGAATGCCAACCTCATAAAACACGATGACGCAATGCGTGCATTGAAACGTACACCGATTACAACGAAAGACAGGTCACAGCTTCGTTTCATGATGATCCCGTCCGGAACCGGTGACAGCAATGCCGCACTTATTAAAACACAGAACCAGCCATCAAATCAATATGGAACAAAACCGGGTCCCGGTTCACGGAAAAACTGAAATGGAAGGAGTATGTGTTCGGTAAGGAAAACCCACTGCATCTTGCACGCTTACCAGATACAATAACACATACTGATTGGTGACCATATTCAAACGGACACATGTTCATGAAACTAAGCATATTGAATTACGGATTTGGTATCGATGTAAACTCGCCACGGACCGCGACAAAGGAAGATTCTTCGATAATTGCGAAAGCACAGAAAATCGTTGACTCTATGTCGATGGGAAAGGGCGCGATCATTGTAAGTGAGGTCTTACATACCGACCTCCCAAATCTTAACCACAGACGATACAGCGCAAAAGGAATGCCTGAAGCTGTTCAGAGTTTTTACAATCCGCAACCGACGCCATTTCTTATGCATCACAATGACGGAACCGGCGGATTGTTGTCGGACGGTGCGCCTGATCTTGTTTCTGTCGGAACAAATCTTGTCGCCGAGTTTTTCCGGAAGAAAGTCGAAACACCGAACGGTACCGCAACCGGATATGTAAAAGTAGGAACATTCGTTCCGGAAAACGCAATGGTCGGAACACAGAACGCTATCGAACTCGTACAAAGCCGGAGATTACTGGGATTGTCTATCGGCGCATCTGTGTCTGATAATAATTACCGGTGTTCAATCTGCGGAAAATCTTTGTACGACAGCGAGTGTGAGCACAGGCCAGGCGGTATATACGATAATGTCAGGTGCTATGCCGATATTTACAAACCGTTTTACCGCGAATACAGCGGGGTGTACCGCCCATCTGATGTTTTTGCAATGATACGAAGAATGGATGTTGCTGAAAACGAGACGGATTTGGTGGAAGGACATGTCGTGTGTCAGGAATCCGTGGCATGGAATATGAACATGTATGAAACCGGCAAGACCGTGTACGCCATACATGCTGATGTTACTGAAACAGTGGAAACAACAGAAGACGATGAGGACACAATGAACGGTATAACGGAATCAAATCAGGCAGCGGATCAGTCGGTTTCTGAACTGTTGGCCGCATATGAAAAACAGATCCTTGATAAGAACAATACGATTATACAACTGGCGCAGTCACTCAAGTCCAGAATTGAAACAGAGACTTCTGTATCAGAAGAACCAGGAACAACAGAGGATGAAAATACTGATACCGAAACAGAGGAAACTGTGACTGATGATTCTGCGAATGAAGAACATGCTGATACTGAAGAAACAAATACCGGCGAAAGCCAGGTAGACGTAACGGAAGATGCTCCAGATACTACATCGGGAGAAAGTGAGACCGAGACCGGCACCGAGGAACAGGACCATTCTGAAACCGTGACAGAAACCAGTGAGTCTGATGCTAATGATACAGGCACACAGACTGTGGAAGAATCAGAACAGGAAGAACTACCAGTACAACCCAGTTATCGTGAACTGCTTTCAAAGAAACGGGCGTCCCGTATTCAGAGTATGATAACCGGGACACATGGTACACGGACCAAGTCACCAATGCGGGTGAAACCGTTGATAGCGAAAAAGTGATAACTACGAAACGAGGTACAATACATGAGCGATTTAATGTATAATCCCACAAACGGGTCTCTCTTCAATAAGAGAGGAATGAAGTCGATTGAGAAACTCAAGTTTCTCGATTCTCTGGAAGACATTTACCGATATACCGGACCAGACGCACTTGCTGTGTTTTATCCTTCACGGGTACTTCCATCTGTGTATATCGATACCGATGCAGAATGGCCGATCGTTATGCCTCCGGGACTGATTGTTTCGTCAAAAAACATCAAAGATGCCCAGGCATATGCATCAGGGGAAACTGAAACCGGTATTCTTACAAGCGGCGAAGTCTATGTTACCATTGATATGGAAGGTACCGCACAGAAAATGAGTATCAATTACCTGTATCCAAATGAGATCGCAGGTATTCTGGTACCGGCAAACGGCGGGGATGCATCAGCACTTTCATATTCAGACAATGATGGAGAGTATGGAATCGTACTTGCCAACGGCGCTGCTGCTGATGCCGACGCGGACGATCTTTCCATAAGCGCAAACGTTCCTATTGGTATCGTAAACGGCAGGGTATATGCTGATCTTCGTGAACGTTACCAGGGTTATGACAAATCACACGCGGTATCTGTTCAGCGCGGTGGTGTATTGACTCTTCCCTATGTGTTGATATACGGGGCGGGAGTAACGGCGACAGTACTTGCAGCAGTACGCAGTGCAGTCAATGCGAAACATCAGTACGTATGGTTCAGCGGATCCGATGCTGATACAGTTGAAGGGTATCTTGAAAACGGTACACTGTTGAAGTCAGACCTGTATGGCCGGTTTACCCGGTGGGATTCAAGTTCAGACGACCAGAACCAGATTTTTGGAGAAGTCGTTGGCCTTCGCAATCGTGTTCCATATGCACTCGATGAAATCATCGACAGCTTTCCTGGAAGCGGTGCCCAGGGTACTGATACCGGCGGACTTCCTTCACGGCTGTACAATTTCATCACATCGATCATGGCGAAAACTGATGTGAAACCGGCGGATTGGACCGCGTCAAAAGCAAATATCAAGTCCCTGTTATACGAAGCCGTCACTACCAATACAGCGAATGTATCGATTGTATTCGGTCAGGTGGATGTTGCGTTCGGAACAGCACGGAAATAAGGAGGCGGTGAATGAACCCACTTTTCAATATGTTGCAGTCAATGACAAATTACAAGTTACGCGAGTCGCTTGATCGTCGGAGGAAAGATGTTATTACCGAAGATGGTATGGACCCGCTTACTGAAGAAGGATACGATCCCGAGTTTGTAGCAAGTGCTGTTGCAGAAGACGTTCGTGAAGTTTCAGAAGTTCTGAATGCATTTGCAACCGGTAAATACTGTGGCGAATCACACAAGATCAAGGATGTAATGACATCAACTGATTTTCCCAATATCATTGGTGCCGCAACCGAGATCCTGATGATGAACCGTATTGTGCCGCAACGGATCGTATCATCAAATCTGTTTCAGACCATTCCTTATGACGGCGATGCCACACAGCTTACGATTCGTACGCTTGGCGGGGTACAGGTTAAGAGATAGCTGAGGGGG